AATCCACGGTCAATTGAGTACCACTTACCTCCTTTAGTTGTAAACACATTGTGCCAAATTACACGTCCATCTTCCCATGTATGTTTCACTTGAATATTAACAAGAGAATTTTTAGACCATCCTCTCATCATGTCAGATGCTGTACCTTTACTATCGTGGATGTTAATGAAACCCGCTTGACATTTGTTTGCGATACGGAATTCATATTCTTTACTTGTGTCTTTAATATGGTTTGAAACCATAACCTTAATTGACTTGTTCTTTACTGTGGTGTTGAAAGAGCCGTAGAATACGTCTCCTGCTAATGTACCTGTTGTTAACTTTACTGCTGGAATTGTAGGTGTGTTTGTCATATATTTTGTGTTTTGTGAATACAAAGATAAGGAGACTGTTTCAAACCGCCAAAACTTTTTTTATTTATTATAACAATCCATACATAATTGGCCCGAACCGTCAACATAACCTATCCTCATATCCACGTGTGTGGAACGTAAATAAGCCGTTTCTTTTCCACATAGTACACATTTATCTAATGTGTTAGGGTCTTCTGCCTCCTGTTTCAAAACACATCCCAAATGGTCATACCCCACCAAATAGTCGTATTCCACGTTTGATGTATCTTCGCCACAAATAGAACAGGTATATGGACGAACTATAGACTTAACAAGGCCATCTTCTCCGATAATGATACCGAAGTGTTCATCATCATATTGAGGTCCTTCGTGGTCCCTTCTAGCTTGCCAGTATTTGTTTCTTGTTAATTCACCCAACATAGCATCGTTTGGTGTATCCAAGATTTCTTTTTCAGTTAAAGTAACTTTAATTGACATAATAAATGTTTTTCAAAAGATATGAAATCATTAATTCAAAATAAAGGTATTTATCATTATGATTAACGAAGAAGTTTTAATTGAGAAATTAAAGTATTTAATAACCGTGAATGCTAAAACTAAAATGTTTGACATCATAAACGTTTACATCGAATTAGATTATGTTGACCAAGAACACACTAAATTACTTAGTTACGATTTGGATGTCAAATTTGATTATCAAGGGGCTTTGGAATTTGATTTGTATTCTTTTGCTCACGATATTCAAAGAATGTCCGAAAAAATTAGGGATATAGTAAATGAATACGTTATAACCGAAGATGGTAAATTAGTTAGTTCAACTAATTCAAATTGTTATACAACAGAACCCATAATTTTTTCAATAGATTACAAAGTTGACGAAAAACATGTTTTTGATTTAGGCTTCAAGTTCAATTACACAAAAGATTAATATGAGCGACAAGTTAAAAAGATTAGCCCAAAACCTTTCGGAACTATCATTAGCCGAGGTTGATAACCTTCAAGAGGTTTACATCAGACTATGCGGTTTGATGTCCAAACAAAAAGAATATTTCACCCATCTTGGAACTGATAACGTAATCAAATTACTTTTTTATATTTGGTCTTACAAACAAACAGGTCAGTTCGAAATGGGTGATAAGATGATTAATCAAATTGCATTTGCAATCCTTATCACAACAGAAGAAACATATTATGTTGAATCCTGTGATGATTGTGGAGGTGATGGTTATACCAGATGTGATGTTTGTGATGGAACTGGTAGAGTTGAATGTTCAGAATGTGATGGAACTGGCGAAGAAAATTGTTATGCTTGTGATGGTGAAGGTGAAGTTGGTGGTGAAACTTGTGATGAATGTGAAGGTTATGGTAACATGACTTGTACAAATTGTGATGGTGATGAAAATTTAGAATGTTCTGAATGTGATGGTGGAAGTAAAACATGTGATACCTGTGACGGGGATGGTGATGTTCAAACAGATGAGTACGAATATAAAAAATATTATATAGTTACTTGGAGCAAACCAATCAAAGACAGATGTGAAATAACTGAGGGTGATACTGATATCACAATGAGTGAATATGATTTTGATAGACTCAGAGAAAAATATGTAGTATTACATCTTGAGGACTTACATGATGAATTTCAAGAGTATGTTCAGGCAAATGAAATGTATTGTACAACTTACACAGATACCCCGAGATTATACTTTACACAACATATGGAACAATACTTCCAAGAAGACCGTGACGTAATAAAAAACTATATCGTCTAATACATGAGTGACTTAAAATTATTCTTGAAAGCATTAAAAAAAGTTGGATATCCAAATCCTGATGTAATTTCTATTGCAAGAATGATGGATTACAACTTGGAAGAATTCTTACCTGATTTAGTCGATGAAGTTGGTGAAGAAAAAGCTGACGAGTTCACTGAAAAAGCATTAAATAAAATAACACCTAAAGAAGGTATCAGAGTTAATCTTTATGATGACCCAAATCAATATGCCTATATCCACATACATAACCCACGTCTCGATTTAGAAAATGATGAGACAACTGTATTATGTGATTGGAGTTGGGGTGAAACACAAATTTTACACCAAGACGAAGATGGTAATGAAACTTATAAAACCATCGATGAATTGAGTGAAGACCTTGGTATGGGAGATTGGTCAGAATATGATGAGTTAGTTGACGGAATCAAAGCAGATTGTAGTGATATTGTTTTCAATAATTGTGGTTTCGGTGTATGGTGGGATGACTATAAATTTTAGAAAAAAAAGAGAGACCGAAGTCTCTCCTTTGAGGCCGTACAGTTTTGTACAGATTCCACCACCAAGTTTAACGAACTTGGAAACCTTTTCCAAATATTTTATTTAAGAGTTCTGTTAAATCTTCTCCTTTCATATAACCAACAACGTCATCACTTCCTTCGGGATAAAAAAACTTTGTGATAAATTCATCACTTTTTCTGTCGAATATTGCTAATTCAAAGTCTTTTTCAAAGTCACCATACAATCCACTTCTTCCACCAACAATTGATGCCTCAACTTCTTCGTTGAAGATACGAGTCATTTTACCCCCTTCTAATTGGTGTGGTTTAGACCATTCGATTATGTTTTCTACTGTTATCATTTTTTATTTAGTATTTGATTCAGTTTAACCTGAAGTAATTCAATATTATATCTATCCTTTTGAGTTTTGTTTGGTTTATTTTTCAGTTCACAAATCAAATCAAGAATATAATCTTCTTCACTGTTTGATTCAAACTCAATGATTGGTTTAGGTTTAGGCTGTGGATTTGGTTGTGGATTAACGTTGGTTTGTCTTCCATTATGTTGTCCCGCTTTATACGCACCATAAACAACCGCAGCAAATAAACCTAATTTTACTATATTTTTTATTGTACTCATTTTGTTTCTAATGCCTCCATTTTTGATTTATTGATTAGATGTTCCGCTAAACTATATGAATCAACGTTTGTTGTTATGATTGAACTAATTAATTGTTTATGTGGAATGTGTACCAAAAAATCTGTTCCGTTGAAAAACGTTAAATCATTCTTGATTTCAATACACCCTTGTACCATTTTCAAAAACAATTTGAATTGTGTTGGGTTAACAAAAGTTTCATTCAAAAGAACACCAAAAGTCTCATGTTGAATTTTAATAGTGTGTTGTGGTAGATTCATATATCTTTGTTTGGAACAAAAGTAATAAAACTATTTCAATTAAAAAAATTAATTTTTAACTATATTTTGAGTATCTGACATAATTCTATATGTCCTGATTATACCCAAATCTGTTAAGGTTACTCTTTCAACCTCGATACCCCAATCTTTAGCCAATACTCTAACCTCATCTGTAATAACATCATTAACATCAACTAAGTCATTCCAATCTGTTCTTTCAACAATGTCTCTGATAACTCCTTGGGTGGTGTCAACAAGTACATCCGCAGCGTGATTAACACTCATTAGAAATTTTTTCACATCATACACATGATATCTTATTATTGATTTTAATACAATATTTTTTTCATCCTGTGTAGTTAAAGTTTGAGGCTGTAGATGTACTGTTTGTGTGATAACATAAGATGTCCAAATATGGTCTATGAATGGTATTTTGAATCTAATTCCAGGTTTTATAATTCTTAAAAACTTTCCGCCTCTCATGTGAATTCCTCCCATCCATTCACTAACAATTACCACGGGTATTAATTCATCTTTTAAGTTTAATAGGAAATCTATCAGTTTGTCGAACATATATTATATTTTGAAATACAAAGATACACATTTTTTCTTAAATGACCAAAAAACCCTCCGTTTGGGAGGGTTTCAATTTATTGAGCTTTATACCATGTTTGTCTTTTTTCATCATACGTCCATCCGTCTCTATATTCTCCAGGTTGACCTGGTTCTGTGGGTGGTTGGTCTGAAACCACAGCTTGTTGTGCTTGTTGTGGTGCTGCTTGTGTTGAATTATCGTCCCCTTCTACACCATCTTGTTTTGTAGTATTATCACTGTTTTCAACTTCCGCATAATCACTGTATGGATTATTATTCTGAGTTTGTCCACCTTTCAAATATTCATCTTTATATGAAGTCCATGCCTTTGTTGTTCTTGGACCCATTCTACCATAACCCGCTCCTGTTTTATTCAAAATACCATTAGCATAACCTGTAGCCCATCCAACCTTGTTTGCATCTAACCAATCTTGGAATTTTTTAATTCCATCAACATCTTTTAATTCAGGTGGTGTCGGAGTCGCACTTGAAGTAGAGCCGCCGCCTCCCCCTCCACTTTTTTTATTAGCTTCGCTTTTCCATTTTTTTGTTGCAGAAGTGAAACTATCACCATCATTGGTATTCAATATCACATTGGTTCCATCTATTTTCCACGTTCCAATCCAATTATTTGCTGCTTTAGCCGCAATAAGATTATCCCAACCGTCGGAAATATAAAATCTCCCATCAGGCCAGAATCCATAATAATATCTTTCACTATCACCTGTTCTTTGTGCCGCAAGTAATCCAGCATCTTTAGTTCTCACAGTTGGATAATGAATAACTTTGAAATATGACGTATCTTTTAGGAAAGCCATCAAAATAGGAAATTTGTCAAACCATCCTGTAGTTGAGGCAACATTATATTTAGCATCAAGTTCTGCTTGCTTTTTGTTAGCTGCGGCAATGTCGTCAGCAGTTCTGTGTTCAGTACCAGGGTCTATTTTGTTTAGTTCCGCTCTTTCATAACTACCAATCACATCTTCATTAAATTCTTGTTCAGAAATTACTTTACCTCTTTGATATCCAAATAAGGATTTCATTCTTGTGATATCCTCATTAATCAATTTTTTTGAATCCATGTCTATTTTATTTATAAATATTCAATAAAACAAAAAACCCCATCCGTAGAAACGGACAGGGTTAAGGCAAAAAAGGTTGAGAATACACCAAATTGAGAGAGTCTTTACAGGAGATTATTTTGATTCCTCCGATTTCCACTTCCTTTTGAGAAGTAACCCTCAGTCACGGTCAATTAGATTAACCAATCCTTAAGTCGTAATATACTCTATTCTTACTCATCACTCTTCGAGGTTGCCACCCCAATTAATCCTTGCGAGATTAGAGAACTTTCAAAACAATCGTATTGGGTTTGGGACCCTTTACGGCCATGAACAACTCATGACTATGTAGTGACCTGTCTACCACGACTGATGAACACTTTTCCTTGTATTATTAATTGATTTGTTAGAATCAGCATTTTAACAAAGTTGTGATTTGTGGATGATAGATGTAGCGGTTCATCAACCCAGCCGTCTCATCTTTTGAACGAGCCGATACTGAACTACACCTTGAAGTCTCCCGACCTCCATACTTTAAGTTTACTTCATAACTCCTACCTTGGTAGGTGAAGAGTAAGGAGAACAACAGCACCACCTGTACGAACCCATACCTTTCGGTTTTAAGTCTACTTTAATATTGAACTCCGTAATTGTATAGTTGGATGACCATACTTCTTACATCAGCTCTACGAGTTATTCTTATTGGAGTTCCCTCCTCAACCAAACGACCCACATCGCTTGGTCACCCAACCACTTTCCCTACAGTGTTACCCTCAGTACTCAAGGTTAGATGATATCCCGCTTGTCTACTCGAGCTCCGTTTCCGAAGCCGCAACCGTTCCAATCAAGAACGAGTCACTTTATACTACTTTCATAGTTTATTTCATGGATTATAGACCACCCAATATCTTTATCAGTTATCTCAAAATCAACCCTAAGGTCTCATTATCAACATCCTGAACGGATAATATTTTTATTCAAAGAACTTTTTTAAGAATGAAAGAAAGGGGAAACTTTACGACCAAGTAAACTTGGAACCTTTACTACCCCTTTCCTTCATTGTCTTACAAAGGTAAGAATGTTTTGGGAAACAATCAAATCTTTTTGTAAGATTTTTTAACAATATAACCGATTTAGTTATTCTTCATTGAAGATGTGTTACTCACCTCCAATCACCCCCTACTCGTAATAGGACAGGTTAACTTTCTCTCCGAGTTAAAGAACTCACGACTCTCGTCGTTTGTTTTTCAAAGATAAGAAGAACTTTTTAATTCGTCAAATCTTTTTTGAAAAAATAGGGAACCTCGATTTTACGACCTTAATCAACCTATTCTTAGTTGCGAGGGATGGATTCGAACCATCGACCTAAAGGTTATGAGCCTTCCGAGCTACCTCTGCTCTACCTCACGATATATCTTAATGATTACAAGCCCACTTCCCCACGGTCACCTATCCACGTCATGCGCTGGTTGTACCAGCGGGTGTAATCAAATTTATTAAAGAACTATTCCAAAAAGAAGTCCCACAAGCTTCAGTATTTCTCTCGAATCACACACTCGTGGGACATTTGTTTCACAAAGGTAAGTGATAGTTTTGACACCGTCAAATTTTTGTAAAACTTTTTTTTGGGGATGTTCGTCCTTTCGGACTTGGATATATAAATATATCCATTTTCATCAAAGTCTTACAAAGATAGAAAAAATTTTTATTATTGTAAAATAATTTCGGCTAGTTTGTGAAAATATTCTCCAGATGTCTCAGGTTTTATCTCATCTAAAGTAAAATAACCACAATCTGTATGTTCATCCCCATCTATCGCATTAAGTAAATCAGGGTACAATGGAGTCTCTGTTTCCAATAAATAAACATACATAAAACCTTTTACTTTTTTTCCGTCTCTTGTATGTCTCGGAATTAATCCAATAAATTTTAATTCAACGTCATCAATATTAATATCTGTTTCTTCAAGAAACTCTCTTTTAGCACCTTCTTGTGTTGTTTCATTATCTTCTAACTTACCACCAGGTATAGACCACATACCAGGATATGAACCCTGATTATTTCTTTTACACAAAAGAAGTTTGTTTTTATATTTTACAGCAACTCCGACGTATCTTTTTTTATCCATGGTATTTATATTATATGAAAGTTAAAATTAACGAAAATATTATTAAAGTAAAAACATTAATTGACAAACATTCTCAAGCAATTGGTATGATGGGAAAAAAATTTGACAAATCATTTAATGGTTTATTATTCTTAATGGGTGGAAAAAAACAATGCTTTTGGATGAAGAATTGTATCATTCCGTTAGATATAATAATAATAAAAAATAATGTAATAGTTAATATACATCAAGATTGCCCTCCGTGTAATGAAGACCCTTGTCCTTCTTATTGTGGAAGAGGTAATATAGTTTTAGAACTTGCTGGTGGTAGTTGTGAGAGTCTTAACATACAACCTGGTGACTCTGTTGAATATCTATTTTAATTTAGATTCTTTTTCTTCTTCAATCTTTTCTTTCAATTTCGTTTTGAACTCGTTGGCAATCATCTTTGTAAACTTAACATACGGATGGTCCTCACTCTCAGGATTATAACGATAAGAACCTTGAGGTGGTCTCGTACCTCTACCCAAATAACTTAATCCTCCAATGTTTGTAATACATTTGTGTCCACCTGAATTAGACTGAATTAAATCCCAAGCATTAACCAAGATACTATCTAATATATTTTTTTCTTTATCTGTTAAGTCTTTGAATGGTTTTTCCATCATCTCCTTTATCTTAACTAAAGCCTCCTCCCCTTTTGGAATACCTATGAAATTACCACCATATATCGCATCAAAATCTTGGAATGTATAACCAATACTTTCAGGGCCAACGCTAGTCTCGCTAATCCATTTAATTGTAGATAATGGTATCTTTTTTTCCTTAAGTTGACCTTCCCATTTTGATAATACTTCTTGTCCTATTTCACCTAAATTCACACCTTTGAGTCCTCTATCTTTTTTGAATGGATTACACGACGCCTGCACTAATCCCATCGGCCAAGCCATAATTAAAAAGTCAGCTTCAGGATTATTTCTAAATGGTGTGTATCTATCGTAAGAACCTGGTTTGAACATACTACCACCACCGTATTGATAAATTATATTATCACTAACATGAGGGAAGTCCTTCATTTGTTGTGCATAATCATCTGCATTTGATTGTAATTCTTCAGGACCAACTGAGTTAGTTTTTTTCATCCACTCTTTAACGTTTCCTAATATTGAAAGTAACGATGGTTCTGAATCCATAACCAACCCTTCTAAAAAACCTGGCTTATTTTTGAATGCTAAAAGTAATTTGTTAATAACCAAACCTAATAACATTTTATTTTTTTGTAATGATTTGTCTTTATCAAATCTATATATGTAATTTACAACTTCTTCAGGAGTAATGTTATGTTTAATAAAATCCGCAGAGTCTACAGTATTAATTAACAAAACATCTGATGTTGGAAATAAATCTTTTGGAGATACCACTTGAGATATTGTTTCAACATTAGAACGCGCACCTCTGAATTGTTTTGATGTTCCTTTCTCAACACCTACTTGTGTATCGTGATGGTCTGTATGTATTTTGAACATTGGTTTACCATGTGCAAAATCTACAAGAACTGGCATTGTGTCACCCGTTGCATCATTTTTTTTAACTGAAAACTCTTTGTCGCCATACTGAATTACATGAACACCAACAACATCAATACCATTATCTTCAAGGTATTTTTTCATCGCAATTGCCGTTGTAACACCATCTAAGTCTTGGTGAAAATATATTTCGGCTTTGGGATATCTTTTCCTCAAAGCCGAAATGTTTCTTATACCGCTTTCGTTAATTAATTTTTTCATTAAAGTCCAATCCAATTTAGGAATCTGTCTATAAGACCTCCTTCATCAGCAACAAGGTCTTGTAATTGTTTTCTATCTTGTGGCGACATTTTACTCCAAGTTTCTTCACCCCACACTCCATCAGGATGAATACACCCTATTGCTGTTTGATATCTTGATATAGCTTGAGATGTTTGTGATGTTTGTTTGATATCTGTTTTACCATCAACAGTCAATGGTTGTCTATTATCACCTGTAATTTTTTTGTTATTCAAGAATCTTTGAATTGCTCTAATGAATTGTCTATCCATATTTTGTTCTGAAATAACTCTCTTAACTAAATTAGTTAAATCGTTTTCTGTAAGTCTTATTATTTTTTTTGCCATGTTATTACTTTTATATTAAACCGCAGCTAATGCTGATTTAGCCACTTGATTACCAAATAGTGATGAGAAAAAGTCTCCCACAGGATTTGATGATGATGTTGATTGTGTTGTTGATTGTGAAGGTTGTGTTTGTTGTTGAGTTTCTTGAGGTACTTCTGTTCCAAAACTATCTTGAAAATATTTTTGTGCTTGTGGTGTTTTATTATATTGTTCAACTTTAGATTCGAATTTTTCTTGTCCCATTTTAGCAACTGCTTCATCTGGTCCAACAAAGTTTCCTAAACCCATCCAATCTAAAAATCCTAACCACCATTTAGTTTGTCGAACTAACGCTCTAACTGATTTATTTCTACCCATTAATTGTGGCATACCACCAAACAATGTTTTCCAAGATAATACACCTTTAGTTGTTCTGTACGATGTAAAAAGTCCACCAGTATCTTTAGACATTTTAATTAAGTTTTCTAAGTTTTTTACTTGTTCAACTTTACTCAATGTCCCTAATTTACCTGCCAAATTAGCTCCAACACCTTTTACAACACTACCTTTAGCTGCACCTTTTTCAAATAATTCAATCCATTGTAAGATTGTTTTTTTCAAACCTTTGAACGGTCCCATAGGCATTCTTTCAATAAAACCTTTCATTTTACTACCAATACTACCCATTCCTTCAGTAAATTTACCAACGACACCACCACTAGCTGTAAGCCTTTCAAGTTCTGCAGCTGCTTCTACAGACTTGCCTGCCTCAGATAATTTCAACACACCTTCTAAGGCTTTAGCACTTGGTGCACCAACTTTTAACGCACCCATCACAGGTTTTGCAACAATATCACCAATATATGGAACTGCAGATACTAAAGATAAAAATCCGAATAGCTTATCTCCTTGAGAGATGTAAGAAATTCCATTAACTAAATCTACAACACCTGTTGGGTCAAAAATACCAACAATATCACCTAATGTATTATACCAATGACTTTCATTTAACTTTTTGGCTTTTTTTGGATATAAAACTTTCAAGAATTCTACAACAAATTCTTTTTCTTTACTTGAAAATTTTTCCCAGTTTTCGTTTGCTAGTTTCCTACTATTTTCTTTTGAAATATTTTCTTGAATTACTGCAAGTTGTTTTTTGGATATAATGATTTCCGCCATTTTTATTTTTCTTTATAAATATCCAAGAAACAAAAAAAGGGTCAAATGACCCTTTTATTATAAACCTAATTCTAATTGTTTATTCAAATCAACAAAATGTTGTACTCTATCTTTTGCAATTTTACTATAAGCTTCACTTAATTCAATTCCAATCCACCTTCTGTTCCATATTTCAGCGGCACAAATACTTGTACCTGAACCTGTAAACGGGTCTAACACAATATCATTCTTATATGATAATATTTTGATGGCTTTAACTGGAATATCCATTGAGAATGTTGCCTTGGTTAATTGTTTTGTATCTGCAAAGTAATCCCATTGACCATAAACTAAATCCATGAATTCTTTCTTATCGTCTTCTTGATATACGGTTTTCTTTTTTACTGTTCCGTCCTCTTGTTCAACGTCAATAATTTGTCCTTTCCATTGTGGTTCACCTTTAACTTTCTTGATGTGTGTTTTCTTATATGCTAACAACACGCATTCTTTTGGATTATAAATGTATGGTGCTGATGGTGACATCCAAGAACCCCACGCTGTGGTCTTACTTCTGTGTGGAGACTCTTCTTCTAAATCAACAACACCATAAAACTTATAACCGATGTTTTTCATAATCTGCCATAGTTCTGATACCATTAAGATTCTCCCACCTTTATCCTGTCTGTTAATCTCATAAGGAATGTTGAGGGCAATCCTTCCATCATCTTTCAATACTCTATATGCCTCTCTTAACCAATTGGCACTGAATACTTTGTATTGTTCAAATTCTATGTCATCATCAAATGTGTCATATTTGATACCAACACCATAAGGTGGTGATGTTACGATTAGGTCTACGGAAGACTCAGGCATTTTTGCCATGACTTCAATACAATCCCCATTAATTACTTTACCTATATAATCTTCCATTATTTTTATTTTACTATTACTACGTCGCCCCTCCAAATGACTTCATTTGCCTGACAACTCATGTGATGTTTATCCACTCGTTCACCTCTTTTATTATCCCAAACTAAATCTCTTGTGGTGTGTAAAGGTATCTCAACTATTACGTTAGATGCTGTCCATTCTACGCCATCAATTAGAATTCTCCAAAACATGTGATTATCTTCACACAAGGTATTCCATCTTATTTTAACGTCTATCATAACTTACCTTCTTGCTTTAGTTGTTCTCTGATTTTGGTTGCGGAGATTTCACTAACTTCTTGTGGTGGTATATGTTCGATAACATCATAACCGACTCCCCTTCCAAAATTAACTGACTCTATATCAGGGATTTTAATAACTTCAACCCTTCCTTCACTGATTAAATCCAACAATTCAACAGTTATGTTTGAATGAACTTGATTGGCTGTGAAAGGATTTTTTTCATCAGGTTCAACATCCCTAATACAAATTAAAACATTTTTTCCTTGTTCTAATCTTTGGTCTATTAACCATCTATGACCAGCATGCCATGGCTGCCATCTTCCGATAAACATTGAATATTGTTTACCGACACTGTTTTTTAATTTTGGGTCTCCCTCTACGTGTATTTTTTCCATATTAATATTCGTACGCCAGAATTGTTCTAGCACATTCTTGAACCGTTTTATTATCAGTATTGATATCTACGAAAAGCTCAGTTGGAGCTTCATAGTTTTCTACAAAGAAATTCTCACGTCCTCTTACCTCTGTTGTATGAACGTAAAATTCAACAAGATTATCTCCCATTTTTTTCTTAAAGTTTTCTCTTTGGTCTTTATAAGGTGAAACTAACGATACAATAACATTATGCCCTTTAGATAAAAGATATTGGGATAGTTGTTGTGCTAACTCAATATTTTTTCTTCTTCCTTGTTCCGAATAATCCTTATTATCAAATAATTCTCTGATATCATCCCCATCAACATTGAATGAATTTTGAGTCAAAAGATTATTACAAATGTATTTTGCAATTGTAGTTTTCCCTGCCCCAGGTTGTCCTGTTAACCAATAAATTTTAGCCATTGTTTTCTAAGTTTTTAATTTTTCTATCTAAATAGAATGCCGCTTTCTTGAGGTCTTCCAATTCTTTTGCAGGGTCTTTCTTACCCGCTCTTGCCACATACTTAACTACATTGAATAGGTATGCATCATAATCTAATCCCCAAGCTTCACAGACTTTTATTACTTCGTATGGATTATCCGCCCCACCATAGTGGGATGGTCCATTTACCATTTCTTTACTCATTTTTTATTCCCCCACTTTTTTTCCATGTACTCAATATACTTGTCAGTTTTATTACCGTTATATAAGAAATATACGAAATAATAATCCCAAATCCAGTCTAATTTCTTAAGAAACTTTTTCATTTTTCTTCTTTTTCTTTTCTTTATCTTTTTGGTATTGTGCCGCGGTGTTTAGAGAAACTGCTGCCGCTTCATCAATTAAAACTTTATCAGTTTCGTGATTAGGATTAACTTCAGTTTCAACAACTTTCTTTCCTCTTGATAATTTCCATTCTGTTTTGGAAATATATTGCCAGCTGCTGCCGACCATATTCATTGCAGTTTTTTCATCAACTCTTTTGATGTCACCTACATCTACGCCTTTAGACGTTCTGATTGCTTTGATACACTTCATTGGTTTTTTCCTCCATGTTTTTTTTGTTATTTATAATAGATAGAATCTCTTCATCAGTTTTTCCCTTAATGAATAGTTCATATATCTCTACGCTTTCATCATCTTCAAAAGTGAGTCCATCACTTTTTCCGTAATACTTTCTTAAACCGCCTTCACTTAAGGCTCTATAACTTCTTTCAAAGTCTACATATCGTTGATTGAATCCCATACAACAAAGATAGTAAAATTATAATTCAGAGTCAAAATTACTTATCTTTTGAAAATTAACTACCTGAAAGACATATTGCATAATTTTACGTTTCATAATTGGAATTAATGTCTCCTGCATTGGGAATGGCTGTGAACATCTTGTTTCAAAGATTGGGAATTCTTTGTAATTTTCAATATTAGTCCAACTTGAAAATGTATCTATAATATATGATAATGTTAATTCGCTTGGCTTTCCTTCGTATATCAATTTTAGATATGTCTTATTATTATGGTCTGTCTTTCTTGTTTTCTTTATTTGGTATTCCCAAACCATAATCTTATTTTCTTCTTTGTGATAGAAATAGATATA